CTCTTCCGATCTCCCAAAACTCACGGGGCGGGTGTTCTTTCGCCCACTTCTCAATCTGACGGCGATTGTACTTGCCGTCGTTCGTCCGGCTGTACGGCCTTTCGAGGTTATGCGAGGAATTCCACCGCTTTTTCCCGCACCCCTGCTTCACAAGGTAGGTGCAAAGGGCGGCTATGCCGTTTTCGTCGGCTTGCAGGCGGTCAGCATTGCAAAAGCCGATTTTGTCGCCCTTTTTCTGCCCCTTGCGCCTGCGTTTCCTCCACAGGTCTTCCACAACGTCGCGGTCAAGCCCGCCGTTCATAATGATGTGGTGATGTATACGAGCCGGGGTTTCGCTGTTCCGCTTCGTGGTGTAGGCGGTAACGATCATGTACTTTAGCGGCGGCAAGCCCTCTTTCTTCCGGCGGTACTGGACCCGGCGCAGGAAGTTTGTTGCTTCCTGTTCGGCCTGTTCCACCGTGTCAGGTAGGTATTTTCCGCTGTATGTAGCTGTGACGTGCAGGGCTTCCGGGTCAGAACCGAAATTCAGGTTTGCCGTCTGCGTGAAGTAGCGGCGGGCATTCTTGTCATTCAGGTTCTTTTGCTTCGGCTCTGTTTCCTTGATTTTCTTTGACCTCTTCCCGCGCGTAGATGCTGTCAGTTGCGCGGCGGTATAGGGGTATATATCTACCTCCCGGTAATGCTTTCCGCAGTAGATTTTCTTTTCTCTCATAAAACTTCGCACTTGCTTCACTCCTTTTGCGGGTAGAGGAAGCGGGCGGGGCTTTACTTCCGGCGTGTGTAGTTGTCTATGCAGGCAGGAAGAACACCAGATAGGGCGTGTCTTTCTTCCCGGTCCTGCTGTCATGCGTGACAAGGCTAATCGCAGGAACGTTAATACCCATTACAAGCCCGCCACGCCGCGCAAAAACGGCGTTATTTGTTGACTTTTTCCGCCGTTTTTGATATACTAACGGTAGGTTGATAGCTGATATATTTTCATCGGCGGAACCCGCTTCGCGTCTGCTCTCCAAAGCAAACGCGGGGCGGTTTTTCTTTATCCAGTTTTCACGACGGCGGGGGTTCAGACCTCCGCCGCTTTGTCTTTGTCTTCCTGCGCGATCTGCGCCGCGTCCTGCTTCGACGTGAACAGAGAAGCCACAGCCGCGCCCAGTGCTTCGCCCCAAACCTCCACGGGGTATTCGTTCAGGGCATTCAAAATTCTGTCGCTTGCGATAAGAACAAGCTGTGCGCGGTCCTCTTCGGCAACTTCAACGTTTTTCTCTTCGTCGTCCTCTCCGGGGACAGATACCAAGATTTCGGATTTCAGATAGCAAAGCGGGCGAACGCCGTCGCCGCCGCCGTAAGCGTCGACCCAGTTCATCGCGCCAGAGGAACCGACGCGGCGGACGTAGTAAGAGTTGGACGCGTCGCAGGTCCACGGGGTCAGGTTCCAGCACCACGCGTCCACGCGCGGGATAATGCCGCGGAACATTCGGTACAGCTTGTCCGACAGCAAAGCGATTTTGTCGGTGGCGGTCCCGTAGTCGGTCATGCCGTCATCGGCGGTCAGGTCGCTTTCCCAATCGAGGAACGCCGCCCGGTCCGCTCCCTCTGCAACCAGCGCGTCGAGGAACGCGCCGTTCAGTTCGCGGCGCAGGGAAGAAGAACGCCAATCGTTCTTGTTGTCTTCGTCGAAAGCGCGTTCAAAGACGGGTTCGGCGGAAATCGCAACGGTTCCGTCGCCTGCGTACAGCTTGACCCACTCAACGCCGCCGTACAGGAAGCGCCCGCCCGTTTCGATCTGCGAAATTTTCTTCATGGTTTAGTCCTCCTCATATTCCGGCTTGAAGCCGTTCTTTATGTCCGTGATAAGGTCCCGGACCGTCCGGGAAAGGCAGTAATAGAAAACCGGGAGGAAGAGGGCGAAAACCTCTCCGCCGACGGCGAAATAGCCACGGTAGGCCAGCGCACGGGCCGCACCCTCACGGAACAGCATAATTCCGGCAATCGTCAGGGCCGCATACTTCACGATAGCCCACACGGGGACCGGGCGGCGCAGGGCGATTTTCCGGGGCTTCCGCCGGGCGGTCATTTGCCCGGCTTCAACGGTGATGGTGATAATCTCTTGTGTCATTTGGGTTCCTCCGCTTCAATTCGTTCCGCCGCCGCGATCATAACGGCGCGTCCGTTCTTGTCAAGCAGTTCGCCTTGTACCAGCAACCCGGTTTTGTCCGGGGTCTTGCGGTAAATCACCGCCGTCACACGCTGATAGGTGATGCCGTTGTACCGTACCGGGCGTTCGTCCATGAACGCCCGCTTCAAATCAGCCGTTGTCACGGGACGCACCGCCTTTCCGGGAAATCTCGTATTCGGCCCCGAAACGACGGCGCTTGCACCGCCAACAGGTAATTTTCATATTCACGCCGCCGCGGACGCGTTCAATATCGTGTTTCCCGGCTTTCTTGATTTCGAGGAAGCAGGGCAAACAGAATTGACGTTTCATGCTGTCATCGCCTTTCAATATGGTTTTTCGATGTAGTCAAGTATCGTTCCGATACCTAACCCCGTTTTGTCTGGTTTCAAAATACCGTTTTCAAAATGACCGCCGCCGATGCAATATTTGTATTGTTGCGGGTGTGTCTGCTTCATACGCTGAAAGCGGTTCGGTTCTTTGTCGCTCATAATTCCGAACATACAGTACATACACCCGGTTCTATCGCAACCAGTCGTAACCAACTTTCTTTCTCCGGCTTCCTCAAAAAGCTGTAATTGTGGGTCAGCTTCGACGATTTCACCGTAAACAGGGGCATATGGAATTCCCGTCATTTTCAGGTATTGTAAAACGTCTTGTTCGGTCCAAAAGGACATAGGCTTTGACATGGGGCGTTTTGAATTAAAAGAATTACACCCGTATTTCAGCCACGACGCTTGACGCTGTTCTGATTCTTCCGTCATCGTTGCGACGATAGGTTTTCGCCCGGTTTCTGCTTCGTATCTGTGTGCAGGGCCTTTCTTCATAACGTCACAGCAAAGTTGTGACGTTTCAAAAGGTGCGTCGATCAGAAACTTGTATTTCTTGAAGCGTTCCTTGAACTTGCTTTCGTTTCCGTGCTTGTCCAACCCGTTCAACCGATTTACCGCCCATTGTGAACCGCGGCGGGCATAATAAATGACTTTTGCCGTTTCTTTTGAAATTACGGGGTAGCCGTATTTTGAAAGGACCTGCGGAAATGTCATTGACGGGTGCAGTATTTCGAGTTCGACAGGAATTTTGTATTTTGCTTTCAGCCATTCTGCAAAATCACGAACGAATTTTTGAATTTCCGGGTATTCAAGGCCCGTATTTACGAAAACAAGGCGCAGGGGGTCTTGCCTTTTCGGGCAACTGAACACTTGATACACGCGGGCGGCAAGGTCAGCTAAAACGGTGCTGTCTTTGCCGCCGCTGAATGAAACGTAAACGTTCCAGTCATAGCGGCCCAGCCATTCAATCAGGCGTGTTTGCGTCACTTGAATTTTCCGTTGTAGCGTCCAAGCGCGCATAGTTTCTAAATCTTGCTTTGTGTAGCGTGTTTCCTCTGTCATCGGTCCCGCTCCTTTACCCGCCGTGCGTCCAGATTTCTTCAACCTGCTTTCGGCAATATTCCGGGCCGTTCAGGTTGACCCAATCGCTGATAATGGCGCGGTCTTCGTCTTCGCGGTGTTTGTCAATGGCCTTGAAGTTCTCTTGCAGGGTGTCCGGGTCAAAGTATTTCACACCGGAACCCGTACCGTGGGCCAGAACTACGCGAACAACGATGCAAGCCGCGTCCGCACAAATTTCGATACGCAGGTTTCCGAACTCCATGAAGTACACGCCGACGAATGACGTACTTTTCGTCAGGCCGCGGGCGGTTCCGAACTCCTGTATTGCAAGGGCGCGGGCTGTCTTCGCCGTCAGCTTGACCCCGCCGGGGTACTGTTTCTTTTTCGTCATGTTGTTTCCTCCCGCTCGAACCTGATTTTCATTTGTGCCGGGCAAAGGTCCACTTCCGGGCGACGGGTCCCCGTCCACCGCAGGCCCCCGGCTTGTCCAACGCATTTCCAGCCAGCGGCCCGCAGGCTTGCGCCGTTTTCTGTGTCCAGAATATAGGTGACTACTCGTTTATAGCCCATCGCCCGCGCCGCTCTCCACGCCGCGGCGTAAAGCATTGAACAGGCGTTGCGGGTCCCGTCCGTGCAAAGTCGGTTGACTTCCAATGTCCAACCGTCGTCAAGGTGGCGCGATACAGGACGGCCCACAATAGCAACCCCTACGATTTTTTCACCGTCAGATAGCCCAATGGAAAACTTATGCCCCACGGTTGCCCCGTGGTGTCGGTGGTTTTGCTCGACAAACGCGTTCGCTTCTCTAAGCGTCATCGGTACGATTTCAAGCACGTTGCGTTCCCTCGCTCTCCGCCGCCGCTTCCTGTGACAACCACCAAAGCGGATTGTTCCGCTTGTCCTCATACGGGCAAGGGCTGTCATCGTCACAACTGACTTTCCCGCACCCGGCGCAATACTTCCGCTGGAATTCTTCGTCCCACGGCGCTTCAATGACGGGCAGGCCCCGTAAGAAAGCGCCCAGCGTTTCCGGGTTCTTCGTGATTTCTTCAAAATTGTTCACCGCGAAACCTCCTTTACGAATTGACCGCGGATTTGCCGCGGCGTTTGAAGTTTTCTTGTACGCGCTGTTGTGCAAGAACGGGGTTGTATGCTTTCCGTAGGTTGCGGTCAAGCCCGCCCGTTTCTCCGCGCTTCAACTCCCGGTAGACGGTAGCCGTTGTCACGCCCAGCCCGTCGGCGATGTCCGCCACCCGGTCGCCGTTCAGGTATCGCGTGGAAATCTCCTTGCGGTCCTGAAAGTCTATATATCTGTACTGCCGCACCATTTCACCCCGCTTCCATTGCGTTTTAGCGCTGTTTATGGTAAAAAAATAAATGCGATAGAACGCGTACCCGTCATTCGACGTGGTATTTGTTCTTTCGCATTTAATATTACAAGCCGCCATCGCAAATGTCAATAGTAAATGCGAAAAAAATATAAAAAAATATAATCAGGCTTCCCGCGCCAATTTTTCAAGGCATTCCGCGAACACGATTTCAGAGGTTTTCCAGCCCAATATTTCACGCGGGTAATTGTTTATCCACTCTTCCGTTTTCTTGACAGTTGCCCGGCTAACCTTGTTGAAGTCCGTTCCTTTCGGGAACTTTCGCCGAATCATTTTGTTTGCACACTCATTTGACCCACGTTCGCAACTTGTGTACGGGTGGCAGTAATACATTTTAGTTCGCTTTTCTTTCCGCAGAATAGATTGTTCAAGGCTCTTCACGTCGGAGAACTCCCCGCCGTTGTCTACGGTGATTGTCTGGAACACGCGCGGAAACAGCGCCCCGAACCTCCGTTCAATACGGTTCAGGGCGCGGACTGTGCTGATTGCGGTTCGGTCGCGCATTTTCTCTATAATCTCTTTTCGCGTCAGGCGCTCCGTCATGACCAACAAGGCGCACGAACCCTCTTTGCTCGAATATACGGTGTCCATTTCCCAATGCCCGAAAGTGATTCGCTGGTTAATCACTTCCGGGCGTTTTTCTATGCTCTCACCCCGCGGGGCGCGTTTCGTCGTCTTTACCCGGTGATAGGGCCGCTTGCGCTTCGGCTTCTCCGGCAAGTCCTTGTTCGTCAGGTTCAAGAAAACACCCTTTTCAATGTAACTGTAAAACGTGCTGACGCAAATAGAGGTTTTGAACGTCCGGCCCTCTAACTCTATGTCGGCAAGGGCCGCGGCGGGTGAACGGTCCTCTTCAATGACCTTGCGTTCCAAATAGTCGGCAAGCTCGCGGTCATTGCCGATTTTCAACGGTGCGCCTTTTGCCGCGAGGTTTTCGCGGTATCGCTGTTCCGCTCCGTCCGGGTTGTATCGGTCTTCTGTAAGCCATGTTGCGCCGTCCAGCCACTCCCAACGGGAACGCTTGATTTCTCTGTAAATCGTGCTGACGTGAACGTGAAGTTCCGCCGCAATCTGCTTCGGCGTATCGCCGCGGTTCAAGCCGTATTCGATTTTTCGCCGATCTGTAAGCTGTAAATGACTGAAACAATGCCCCATGCTATAACCTCCCAAAATGCGAAACCCGCCCAAGCTATCAAGCCGGGCGGGTTTTGTTCCTCTTTTCAGCGGTTCCCCGCAAAAAGATTATAACAATATTTTTATACTAACGCAAGTATAAAAAGCTACTATTCATTTTCTGTCAGCCATTCCATAGACACACCAAGTATCTTCGCAAGCACCGCAAGTTCATAATCGGTCACAAAGCGGGTCCCGATTTCAATTCTGCTTACGCTGTCCCGCTCCATTGTAATTCCTGCAACTTGTAGACGCGCCGCAAGGTCTGTTTGTGTGATATTCAGCCGGGCGCGTGCTTCTTTGACGCGATTTCCGCAAAGGTTCTTTCGTCCCTTGTAGTCGTATATCTTCAACCGCCGATTCCTCCTTTTGTGTTAAAGGTCTGCATTTTTCTTGACTTTAACACAATAAGCGTTGATAATTGTGTTAAAGGTCAGAATCCAGAAAAAGCAATGGTTCCGGCCTTTGAAAATAACGCAAGCCGCCCGGACGCTGGGCGGCAGAACGGAGGATTCCACATGAAAAAGGTTCTATCTCTTGTCCTTGCGGCGGCGCTTGCCGCGTCCCTCTCCGCCTGCGGCGGCGTTCTTGTCGATCTGGACACGCCCAAATCGGAGGAACTGACGGCGCAGTATGATTTTTACCCCGATGCCATGAACACCATTCGGGCGGATATGAAAATCACTCCCGAACAGGCCGATGAAGTCTTTATCGTTCTGACTTCCTGCGGCCTTGATGGGAAGATTACAAGCATTTCCGAAAGCAATGGCGCGTATACCGTCTATTACGGCGGTTCATCCCTCGACGTTGCACTTTCTGACGGTGCGGTTGAAGCCGTCTATTCCGGGCGTGATATGCTGTACCCCGAATATCACAAGCACAATGTCTTGATGGACTATGACTTGACCGTAAAGGACGTGAAAACGGGTTCCGGCGATAAAATCGGTGAATACGCCTATATCCGCATTACGAAAGCACAGCTTCAAGCCATTACGGAAGAAAACTACAAAGAATTCGTTGAAACCGTCGTCAAGGACAGCGGCTACAACTGGGTTGCAATTCTTTGTGATGACGGCACGGGTATTTGTTTCCCCGGTTCTATGTACTATGTCGGTACATACGGGAAGCAAGATACCGACGGTTCCATTCTTGAAGATTACGGCGCTATCACGCTGGACGAAAACGGCGGCTATACATACGAACAGTTCTGAACAGCAGGAAAGCAAAAAGCGACGGGCGCAACGCCCGCCGCTTTCTTTATGCCTTTTCCTGCTCCGCGTCTGCCGCGGCCTGAACCTCTGCCGCGAACTGCTCCGGTGACAGTCCCAACACCGCCGCCGCCCGTTCGTCCATCAGCGATTCGATCATATCGTTTATGCTGTCAAACCCGCTTGCCTTTGCCGCTCTCTGATATACAGACTTTTTGCCTTTCTTTACATACGGGTAAATCCTGTCATAGTTTTTGCTGTTGTATTTCCGCTTCGCGTCTGTCGCGGCTTGCCCGCGTGGGTTTCCATATTTGCTTGCCATTGTCACCACTCCTTTGCTTGTCCATTTTATCACGCTGTTTATACTAACGCAAGTATAAAAAACATACAATCTATCGTTAGTATATTTGTGCATCATTCCAGCTTGTATTTATACTAACGTTAGTATATAATCATAATCAGAAAGGGAAACCAAAGTCGCCCGGTTGTCGGGGCGTAGAGTTCGACAACAGCCAACCTTACGGGCTGACACGAAAAGGGAACCGACACGGCATACAACAACACTTCAACTTCTGGTTTTATATATGGGGGTAATCAATATGAAAAAGTTCGAGATCGGCAAGGAATATTTTGATCGTAGCGCCTGCAATCACGATTGCATTTTCACCATCAAGATTATCAAGCGCACCGAAAAGACGGTGACGTTCGAGCGCAACGGCAAGACCCGCCGCGCAAAGCTGTTCTTCGACGAACGCGGCGAATATATCATTCCCGAACGTTATTCTATGGCCCCGGTCTTCCGTGCTGAAAACGAGGTTCAGCCGGAAGAGGAACCCCGCGTCGAGGAAGTCACCGCCGAAACGTCCTGCGGCGTTGAGATCGCCCAGCCTGCCGACGTGAACACCGTTGTTGTTATGGTGGGTCAGCGCGTCGAACGTGTCTGCGGTGCTTGCTATCCTCCGCAGGGCGGAACCGTCATCGGCTTTGTTAGCCTGCCTGATACCCGTTTCTTTCACGGCGGCGTTTTTGCTATGGTCCTGTATGACGGCGCAAAGGCTCCTGAACGTGTCCGCCTGTCCGACATTCACCGCCGCGGGTGGCGCTCTCCCGGCGGTTCTCCGTTGGGTGTGTTCGTCGCCTGACGCTTTACCGGGGCGGCGGTTTCCGCCGCTCCCTTTTCGCGCCGCTGTATCTACCGCAACGGCGCAAAATTTTTCTGATTTTTCGCATTTTCCCTATTGACTTTATACTAACGTTAGTATATAATAAGAGCATAAAGAAAGGGGGTGACACGGTGAAGAAGAAAAAGAAAAAGCCCACGAAATCGCGGGTCGATGTTCGGACCATCGTAATAACCGCAATCGTGGACTTTCTGGTAGGGCTTGCGTTACTGATAATTGATAAGCTGACGTAAGCCGAAACCCCGTATTCTATGGGCGGGTTCACCGCCCACCCATAGAATACACTTTTTCTTCTGAACTGTCAATCATGCTTGTGAAACTTGCAATATTCCTAATCGCCGCCGCCGTTGTAAAACTCATTATTTCCGCCGTGATTTATGTTATCCGCAAAAGAAAGGGTGAATGACTATGAAATTCAAAAAGCAATCTAACGTTGCTTTCTTTTCCAAGTATACCCGTGAAGACGGAAAATTCACAATCGAAAGCGTGGACCGCCGCATAAACGGGACCTTTAAGAACGTCTTTGAAGTTACAGACGAAACCGGGAAAGTGATTGATACGCTCCCGCGCTTAAAGGACGCGAAAGCAAAATACGAAAACGCATGACAGGAAACGAAAAAAGCCCGCCGGGGAATGACCCCCGACGGGCTTTCGTTTTTGTCCGAATCGGACGTGTTTAGTTTTCTGCGGGTTCGGTCTGGACGGTCTGTGCTTCGATGCCGACAAGCAGGCTTTCCACGGATGGGGTGTCGATGTAGCCTTTCAAATTCTCATTCGCGCCCCATGCTTTCTTCGCTTCCTCCAAAGCGGCTTCGATCATTTTTTCAATATCGCTGGACGTGAAAAGCAGTTTCAGCACCGCCGGGATTCGCTGATAAATCCAGTCCGCGACAGCGGCATATTTCAGGGAACCCGTACCGCTTCCGAACTGCTTTTCGGCCTGCGTTACAAGGTTGAAAAGGATTTGCTTCAAAATCTTTGTTTCGCCGCGCTTGATAAGCACGACAACCAGCGCGAGGAAAGCAACGACGACAAGCACGCTGTCCCAATTCTTCGCAAGGAATGTAAGAACGTTCATTTCCGTTTCTCCTTTCTATCTGTCAGCCAATGACGGTACAGCCGGATTCAGGGACCCAGCCCAAACCGTCGATGTGTACGCCGCACTTGCGGCCCGGATAGTAATACTTCACCGTGTACGTTCCGTTCACGGTCTTACCCTGTCCGCCGCCGTTGCTGTCGCGGTACAGCGGGCCGGAATACTTCACCTTTGCACCGACGCGCATTTTCGGCGCGGTCGTACCGCTCCCGACGGCCTGCACGTCCGCCGCATTGACCCAGCCGTAAACGGTAGAACCGCCGCCGGGCTGTTTGATAAGGTGGTAGGGGTGCTTTGCGCCCTTTGCAAGCGCCGTTACCTTTGCCGTTCCCGGCTTGCAGGCCGCGCCGCTTGCCGCCGCCGCGTTGGTGTAATGGGTGTTGCCCGTGAAGCGCACCACGTCGCCCACAGCGAACGCAAGCGTCGCCGGGGTGGTAGTTGTGCCGCTGGGCTTTGTCGCGCTTCCTGCGCCGTTCTGTGCGCCGCCTGCGGTGTCGTAGGCGATATACGGCAACTTGCCGTGCTTTGTCCACTTGCGCCCGTTCATGCCGGAAATAGCGCCGATGTTCAGGCACGCCGTCACCTGCACGCAGTTCTTGAAAGCGGGCGAACATTCGATGACCTTTCCGCCGCCGATGTAAACGCCGATATGACCGGGCAACCAGACAGCTTCGCCCGGAACAATGCCGCTGAAATCAGCAGACACGCCGGAACACTTCGTAATCATGGTGTCTGCCCCAAGATCGGGAACGCCGTTGGAAGCATAGGCCGCGCCGCCGTATGGCTTCGCGGCGTTTCCGCTCCAACCCCAAAGAACGCCTTTGATAAGGCATACGCAGTCGAACCCGTAGACGGGCGGGTTCTTATCCGCCGCCGCCCGAATCATCGCCGTTCGCGTGGCCTGCTTGTTGTACCTGTGATTTGTGCAATAGCGGGACACGTTCGCGCCCGTCAGTGGTGCGCCGAAACAGCCCATGACGTACAGCGTTTTATAGTTGTCCACAATGTTTTGCAATTTGTTGATAAATTCAGACGCTTTCATTTTGCCCGCTCCTTTCGCGTCTGCGGGTCTTGTGGTCCCCGCCGTGGTATTTGAACCGCTGGGCTTTGCGGCGCTTCCTGCGCCGTCGTAGGCGGTCAGGGCGTATGTTTCGATGATTTGAACCAGTTTGTCCGCATACTTCGGGTCGGTCGCGTAGCCCGCCGCGGCGATTGCCCGGCACGCGGCTTTATAGTCCCGCTCCCCGATGACCGCTTTATAGCGGGCATTGCGCGAAAGCAAGTCGGAATGATCGGCGACGCTTTCCGCCCAACTGCCATAGGCCCGGAAAAGGCCCGTCACGGTCGTAAAGGTCACGCCGTCGTAGCACTCTTGCGTTTTGCCGCTGTAAACGGCTCCGGTCCAGCTTGTCCCGGCTTTGATGCCGAACAGGGCATTTCCCTTGACCGTCAAGCCGGATTTGCCCCAGCCGCTTTCAAGGATTGCTTGCGCTATCGTCAGGGACGCGAGGACCCCGCTTTTCTGCATATCCGCCGCGGCAAGTGCGCCCACCCGCTCGATGAATTTCTTTTGTTCCTGTGTCATGTGTATTCCTCCGTTACGGCTGAACGTTGTTCAGGTCAACGGGCATTCCCTCCGTTTCCTCCGGGTTTGCCTTTTTGATTTTTACGACGTTTTCCGCTTTTGCTTTCCACGAATAAAAGCCGATGACCGTTGCCGTCGGTGTCCCAACGTAGGCAAGGAAAACGCCAAGCTGTGAAGCGTCGAGGACGACGGCCCACACGCCCACGCCGAACCCGGCGAAATAGGTACAGAGGACCGCCCAAAGAACCAACTTTGAACACTCTGTCTTCCGGCGGTTCTGCTTGCCCTCTCTTCGTCGGCGGGGCCGTCGTCCGCTCAACAGCAGGACGGCGGCGAACCCGCCAACCAACCCGGCGGCAACGCTGAAAAGATAAATCATGCCGCGCCGCCTTTCTTACTCTTCGTGTTCGCGCCGCTCCCGGCTCTCGAACGCGTCAAGTCGCTTGTGCGCCTGTTTCGCGGACGCTTCAACGGCGGTCAGGCGCGTAACGACTTCAACGTTCGTCTTGCGCTGTTCCTTTTGCTCCGCCTTGATTTCGTCCGTGTTGGCCTTAATATAGCCGATTTCGGTAAGAACGGTCGCGTCGCTCTTCGCTTCGTCGGCAACGTCCCTTTTCCCATTCCGGGCAAAGGCAACGTAGCCGAACACGATAGCGCAAATCGTACTAACGACGCTCAAACCTGCAAGCACTTCATTCATGTTCTTTACCTCCCGCAAATGAAGTCCCCGTAAACGCTTTTCAGCGAATACGGGGCGATTGTGGGCGGTGCTTCCTGCGAGTGATAAACCGCGCAGTCATACGCCCAAACCAAATAGCGCGTTGTGTCCTCCGCCCAAATAGCAAGCGGCATAATGAAAAACCACAGCAGACCGAACACCGGGCAGATTTGGCCCAGCACGTTTCCCGGCTGATTGCTGTAATCCCAAACGCCCAGCCCTAACCACAGGTTCAGGACACACCCGGAAATAAACTCTACCGCAAGCACGATAACGGCCCCGATGACCGATTGCACGATGACCGGGGCGCGATAAAAGCGCGGGGCCTGATTGATAGCACCAACCAGAACCCCGCACAGCCCGCCTACAACGAACATAGACGGGTGGGAGTACCCGCGGAAAAGCGTTTCAAATACGACGTAAGCCGCGCCCAGCGTGGCCCAAATCGTCAAGATACGTTTCACGCGTCGCCACCTGCTTTCTCAATCAGCGCCGCCATGCTTGCCGCAAGGTCGGCGGGCAGGTCTGCGCCGTACACGATGGCCGGGATTTCATCAAGCCCGGCCCGTTTAATCCACGCGTTCAGGTGGTTGCAGTAAGTGCGGTGATAGAAGACGTGGGCGGTCGCGGCCTGTGTAAGCGCGGTGAATTCCTCCGCGGTATACATACGGCAAAGTTCACCGTCGGCGTGGTACGGCACTTCCTCCGCGCCCTCCTTGACCGTCTGGAACTGCGCCATAAGTTCGGTTTGGTCGTGTTCGGTCAGGCTGTAATGTGCGCCGCCCACGTCGATTCCGGCATAGATAGCCGCGGAACACGCAAGGCCGATTTCGGCTTTCTTCGCCGTGCGGACCTGCTCAACGTCGTTCCAGTCCTGCGGCGGGGTCACGCCCAGCCGCTCCAACTTCATATCACGAATGCTGTCTTCTCTGTGCTGAATGCTCATTCAAAGTTACCTCCCGCAGACGTAATGAAGCAATCGCCCGTTGCCGTTCCGCGCTTTACCTTGATGCGGAAATTGTAGCCCCAAGCGCTCGCCGTTTTGGTGGTGTTGGAAAGGAAGAACTTACTTCCGCTTACGACGTTCTGCGTCACGTCCTCCCACGTCGGGGAAGCGTCGTTGCCGTTGTTGCAGACTTCCACGGTGAATTTTGCACCTGCTGGAATTTGACGCACGACAGACATGATACCCTTTGTCACCATATCGTCGGCAGTAAGTGGGGTAGCAAGCGTAAGTTCGATTTCCGTTTCGTTTTTCGTGAACGTATACGTCCGGGTCGCGCTTCCGCCGTAGTTGTCCGCCGCAACGATTTTCAGCGTATGGGACCCGTTCAACAGCTTCACCCACTCTGCGGCGGTGATGTTGAACGAATAGGTCTGTCCGCTTGTCGCGGTGTAGGAACGCTTCTGCGTGCCGTCGATGTACTCCGTCACGGTCAAGGTCTGCCCGCTGTCTTCGTCCGTTGCGCTGTAACTCTGCGCGAACGCGGCGGTCTTCGTTCCCAAGTTGGAATCTGTGCCGCTGATAACGGGCGCATGGTTATTTACCACCGTCCGCGTCGCGCTGGTGTTGTAGGCGCTTTCCGCGCCCGCGCTGTCATACGCCTTGACGCGGTACGCAATAGAGGTCCAGCCGAACGTGATTGCGTCGGTGTAACTGCGGTTGATGCCCTTGTATACCTGCGCCCATGCGCCGCCGTTGACCTGCCGTTCGAGGATATAGCCGGAAAGATTGCCGTCTTCGTCCGTGGAAGCCCCCCAACTGATAGACAGGCTTTCTCCGCCGCGCACGCTGGACGGAACCGTGATGGAAGAGGGCTTCGAGGGGGCGCGGTTCCAAATGATCGTGTATGCTCCGTCGGAATCCGGTCTATCAGATACCAAGATTCCAGAGGACAAATTACAAAGCGGGCGAACGCCGTTGTAGCCGTCGCAAGCGTAGTTCCAGTTCATCGCGCCAGAGGAAGAGACGTTGCGGACGTCGCAAGAGTAGGACGCGTAAGCGTCGGCAAGCCACCAATACCACGGCGAATTTACGTTGAAATTGCCGTCCGTGTATTCGCTCTTGCTCACGGCTTCCGCCGTGGGGTAGGCAAGGCGGGAACTGTCGTTACTGAACAAGGCCAGCTTGCTTCCCGCTGTCACGTCGCCTGACAAGCCGACTTCCGTACAGGTCGCAAGGAAGATTTTGTCGGCGCAACTCTCCGTACCGCCGCCGTCTACGGTCGCCTTGCCTACGGTGTGGGTCGTAGTCAGCAGGGCCGCAATGAAGTTCGCGGAGAAGCCCGCAAGAAAGCCCGCTTCCGCGTCGTATTCGTTGTAGTTGCTCCATACGTTCGCATTCGTCGGGGGCGCGTCCGCGCCGTGCTGGGCGCTGTACCACTTCCCGGCGGCGGCCTGACTATTCAGCCATTGCCGCACGTTTGAAAGGGTCCAACGGTTATTGCCGTAACTGCGGCGGTTGCCGTCGCTGTTGCCGGATTCGATAGCGTCAAAGCATTTCAGGGAAATAATGCGCTCCGTAATCAGGGTCACAGCGCCGGACGGGTAGCCCGTGTGTCCCTTGTCGGCGATTTTCCAAATGATAGGCTTACCGTTGTAAAGCGTGCCTGTATCTTTGACAAGCGCACCGACGGCAAGCGCATTCAAACTTTGGGCCATTGTTTTTCACTCTCCTTGAATAGATTTTGAAACAGACTGTCGGTTTTCTGTATCAGGTGATAGCAGTTGCCCTTTTCGGCGTGGCTCCGCCAACTTCCGTAGGACTGTTCAATATCCGAAAGGCTGATTTTCTCCCGGTCCAGTAAACCGCGCTGTTTCTTCAATTTGCGTTGTGCGTTACTTTTGCTTGACCGCCGGACTTTGCGAATGATTTTGCCCGATTCGGTCAAGTAGGTGTGGAAGCCCAAGAAATCAATACCGTTCCGCAACGGAAAAATGTTTGTTTTCTTGTTCATCCGCAGGCCCAGCCGGGCAACGTATTGTTCGATCTCGCCCCGGCAGTATTGCAAATATGCCTTGTCCTCATGTATCAAATAGAAATCGTCCATGTACCGCCCATAATAGCGAATACCCAGCTTTTCTTTTATGAAATGGTCCATGCCCGAAAGATACATGACGGCGAACCATTGTGAAGTCTGGTTGCCGATAGGAATTCCCGGATTTTCCGTGCTGTCAACGATCAGGTCAACTAACCACAGAATATCCGGGTCTTTGATGTACTTCCGCGTCATCTGCTTTAATGGTTCATGCTGGATTGAATAGAAATACTTCGATATGTCGCATTTCAAAACCCAGCCGTCCGAATAGTGCCGCACTTCCTCCGGGCCGGGCGGCGGCAATCCCGCGGCCCGCCGCTCCCGCTCGGCGTTCGCCTTGCGTGTGAAGTAGTAGGACCGCATGAATTCTTCAAGACGGTATAACCCGTCATGTGTTCCGCGCCCGCTCTGCGATGCGTAGTTGTCCCGGATAAAGGCTTTTGAAAACGCGGGTTCAAGTATGTTGTCGCATAGGGAATGCTGAACCACCTTGTCTTTGAATGCGTTCGTCATAACGATTCGTTCTTTCGGCTCATAGACCTTGAAAACGAAATAATCTGACGGTCGGTATGTTTTGGTTTTCAGCATTTCCGAAAGTAGGCATAGGGCTTCAAGAAGATTTGCTTCAAATTTTTCAACGCTGGGTTTGTGTCGCTTGCCCCTGCGTGCTTTCAGGAACCCCGCGTATAGGTTCCCAAAATCATATACCTGCTCGAATTCTGCGCCTTGCATATAAAAAACTCCTTGCCGTGTATAGAATCGGCCTTGCGCGTCTGCGGCTCCCGCCGCACGCAACGCGTCATCATCGGACCGCACCGCGCGTCCGCGGCGGGCGGAAGCTGGTTTCCGTGGACCTTGCTTCACCAATCTTGTATTTACCGTCGTGCTGTCACCACGGCGGAGGGATGCGGCTTCCTTTGATAGTGGTCCTCTGTTTTCAGCCTTTCGGCCTACTCAATCGCGGTTTCCACCAAAGCGGGCGAACGCCGTTGTTGCCGTTGTAAGCGTTGTTCCAGTTCATCGCGCCAGAGGAATTGACGTTGCGGACGTTGTAAGAGTTGGACGCTACAAGCCGCACCCCAAGAAAAACGCCGGGCGTTACCGCCGCGGCGTGATTCCTCTATTCTGTTGTAGTGCGGCGAACCGCTCTCTATCCTGCTTCCTCCACTTTGCCGTCATGTTCTTCACGTTCATAACGTGCCGGGTCCATTCCGCGCATTGTTCGGAAGAGATAAGTTCCTTTTCAAAGGAAAGTTCGATCAGGAAAAGAACCGTCTTGCACTCTGTCAGCGCCTTTTTCTGTTCGTAGCGCCGTTCGCGGTATTCCTGCGGGTCTGTAAGGTCAAGTTCGTTCGCTTCCTGTATGTGCTGGAAAATGTCAAGCGTCAAATCGTGCAAGCGGTTTACGATGGTGAAGCGGTACTTCTTCGGAAATCTCCGTTCGCTTGTCATCATAAACGTGTGCTTGACTAAATCTTTCGCTTTCGTGATGATTGCAAATTCTTGTGCGGGCTTTTGTTCGGTTTGTCGCTGGTCTATTTTAGACACCGCCTTTCCCGGATTTGTTCGACTTCCTCCGGCGGTCCGTCAAAGGTAAATCCGTATTCGGTGACGGTCAGCGTTGCCCGTGTCCCGGCGTATGTCGTTCCGCATATCGTCAGGCTGTCCCCGGCGGCGCAATGGTCGCAGGGTGGTTCCAGTTCGACGAACAGGTTTCCGACAATGCAGGACAGTTCCCGCCGCGGGCAGGCATATTCCGTCAACATTCGATGCGCTTTCTTTCTTCGTTCCAGATACCCTTAACAAGCGTGATGCCGTCGAGGGAATCAAAGGACGCAAGAAACGGGTTCCCGGTGATGTTGTTGAACAGGCCGTCTTCCACGCGAGAAACGCGGCTTTCGATTCCTGCAATGGCGTTAAGCGCTTCTGTTACTCTGTTCGCGTCCGCCGCCGCCTGCTCTGCACCCTCCGTCCACGATGCTTTTTCTTCCGCCGTCACATGAATTTTCGTATCTTCCTTGTGTTCGATCAGCCCCGAAATTGCCGTGTCGTAATTTCCCATCGTAGACGGGTTTACATGAATATCCGTATTATTCGCGTGTGCGTTTAGGTCGGTAACGTCTGCTTTTTTCTCAAACTCTGCGGCGTGCGCCGTCTTCGATGCGTCGTGGTCTGCAATGTCTTTTTTCGTTGCCGTTACTACGTTCGGGTCGATGATAAAAGAGATAGCGTCCGCGTTGGAAATCTCAATGTGCATCGTCAATTCGATTTCGCCCGCCGCTCCGCTGGAAATGATGACTTTTTCCGTGTCAGGGGTATTGCAAACCGCGATAAGGGTTTCCGTTTCGTCCAGAACGCCCATTTCGCGGATTGTCCACCCGCCAACATCGGACGGAATCACCGCTACTACGTCAATCATGTTTGGGGATTTCTCGTTGATCTCTACGCGGTTTACTTTTCCGCGCCACTTTTCGCCCTTTAATGCGGTCATGGTAGAATTCGGCTTGTAGTAGCTTCCGCCGCCGTCACCCACAGCAAGGTCCGTAATATTGATTTTCTTTCCCTCCATGACCGCCGCCGCAATCAGTTGTATTCCGCAGTCGGTCACAAGGGTTCCATACGTTTTATCTTCCATTTCTTCACCCTCCGTTCGTCATTTATTTGGGAATACTGCAAGTTTCCGCCCGTACTGCGTATAGCCGCCGCAGTAGAACCCGCCGTGCGATTCCATATTTCGCGCCAAGTATGGGTAGACTTCGACGCGTTGCCCGATAGCGTGGACGGCGGCAACCTTGACCGCTGTTCGCTTTTCGATTTGGTAACTGATTGCTTCAAGGTGTGACCGCAGGTTTTTATAAAAACGCACACGGTCGAGGACCGCCGCTTGACGGTCTGCGGTGATGCCCGCTTCCGTTGCGCCGATGACGACGCGGAATTTATACGGGTCGCCGCCGTACTCGAACCACTCTTCCACTTTCGTTCCGGGGTACACAGCCCCCAACGCCTTTTCAACAGCATACTTCGTTCCCAATCTGCGGTGTACCTGTATGCTGTCCCGAATGGTCCGGCGCTTTACCTCGATAGGATAGGAATAGTCGTACCAGTCAAGGTGCAGGTCGTAAGCCAGCACGTCCAACGTCGCTTCGTCCAGTTCGTCGATACGGGCGTAAATGATGTTCTTTCGGACTTCCGCCGCGGTCGTCTGCAACTGCGCTGAAATTGTCTGTGCAAGCGCCATCATGTCAGGGTCGTTTTTCAGCGCGGGCGGAAGCGAATTCGTGAAGTCTGCCGAATAGAAGTCTTCGTTATTCACGTTCCGCACCTCCGTTCACAACGGAAACCGTGCCGACTTGTGCAACTGCGTTGTCTGCCACAGTCGCAAAGACAGGGGAACGGACTTCAACACGCTTCACGCCCGTTTGCATCAACAAGGCGATAAGCTGGGAGGGGTTCACGTCCCGTCCCATCTTTTCGGCCTGCCACATCTGGAAAGACTTCACCGCCGCGGCAACGTCCGCCGCGATGGTGTCGGCGCTCAATGCGCCGCCCTCCTGCGTGTGGTAGGTCACGTCGATGTTGTACGGGACGGCCTGCGGCGCGGCAACGGTCACATGGTCCGTCAGCGGGCGCACCGTGTCGGCGTTCAGAATGTCCAAAACCTCTTTCAAGATTTCTTCCCCCGGCAGTTCGCCGCCCGTCAGCAGAACGCGCACGTCTACTTCTCCCGGCTTCGGGGACGTTGCTTTCACGTCTGCGATCAGCGCCGACGCGGATTTTGCGAAATACTCATACCCGCCCAGCGGTCCCGCCGTGGAATAGGTTTCTACGCTCTCCCGCATACGCTCATAGAACGCCGCGTCGCTTTCCCTGTCTGCGCCGCCTGCGCTCTCCGTGATGTTCTCGACGCTTTCGTAGTAGGGGAAAACGTCTATCGGCTGGTTGATTTGTCCGGGGATGAATCCGTTTCCGTTTTCGCCCTCTATTTGGCACTCCGCTTCCACGCTCCCGGTCCGCTGTCCCGCAGGAATTGTCAGGTCCTCCAGCGTAGCGAACACGATTTCACCGTCAGGCGTGGCCCGCGTGCCTGCCGGAATGGTCGTTGCCACTTCCAGCGGGATAGAAAGCGTATATTGCAGGGTCGTTCGGGCCTTTTCAGGCTCCAACCGCTCCGCGCCCTTGAACAGTTCCGCGAGGGAATCCAGATATTCGCCCTCTGCATACCGCGGGATATTCTGTTTCGCGGAAAAGTCGATGTTCACCCGCTCTTGAACGATAATATCGGCAACCCACAGAATGAACAGTCGTGCCGGGTCCGCCGGGTACAGCGTGCGCCCGGCGATTTTTTCGTACCCCTGTATCAGCGTGTTCACGATGGTTTCCGTGTCGGTTTCGACGTAGGAAATGTCGGGGTATGTTCTACTCTTCGTTGTCAACGATATTCACCTCCAATACGGGGACCAGCAGGCCCGGCGTTTCGCCCGCTTCAAACGTGACGTTTGTTACCTCTGCCCGCGGTTCATACTCTTCTACCGCGTCCAGAACCTCCGAAATCAAGATAGATTGTGCAACCTGTATCGGCTTGTCGATGAACCGTTGCGCCAACCCAAGCCCCCTATCGAGTGGGACAGAGAATTTCGGCGTTGACACGATGATAGCGACGTTCTGCAAAACTTCCTCTTCCAGCGTTTCCGGCGCAAGGTTGAGTTTGCCGGGCGTAAAGGCTTTCACGATATATGCCATTTCCCGCCCTCCTTATCTGACTGCGTAAGACTGCATCGTAACATTCACCGACGCGACAAGCAGGTTGCCCCATCGGTCGAACCGCTTCAAGGAATTTGACAGTTTCGTAATGACCCATTTGTTCGTGCCGTAGGCTTTCGGCCCGATGACAAGTCGGTTTACTTCGCCCCGCCGCATAGCTTGAAGCAGGCTTGCAATTTCTTTGATAGGGTTTACCCCCAAGAACACGGAAAAGAACATGGTGAACGTTATCGTTTCAACGTCTGTCCCGGTGAATTCCAACAGGGGTTCCCGTAAGTGTCGGTCGTGGGTGGAATACTTCGCCGCGCTGTCCCATTTCAGACTGTCGAACGTCTTGATTTGGTCTGCGGAAACGTAGAACGTGAAGTCACCCCAATTCCCGATAAGCGCCATTGTTTATATCCCTCCAATCACGAACCCGTCGCCGTCGTCCGTCGGGATATACAGGCATAAAACATAGTCGCCCGGCGACGGCAACCACGGGGCTATTTTGACGGCGTGCGAATGGGCGGCAAAGGCGGCTTCACCGCTTCCGCCGCTTTCGCTTTCCGTCCTCTGTGCCGCTCCCTTTGCCGGAATGAACGGCGGGTTCTTGATGACCTTTAGTTCCCCCGATACAAGCGGCGATTGCCCCTTGTCCTCGAACGTGACGCGGGCGGTCCGCGTCCCGGCGTTGACCGACGAAACCCGGCCCGTCCTCACGATATTTTTCAAAACTGATAGATCAGCCATCAATACCCCTCCAATACCCGGCGTAGCGTCAAATCGGTTTTGTAGCCGCTCTTTGACACGGAATGCGTCGCCGTTTCGATGATGTATTTCCCGTCGAACGCGCCGTAGCCCGATACCTGAACCGTGATGCCCGCCACAAGCCGCGCGTCCCCGGTCAGCTTGAACGATGCCTTGAATTCGCCCTTGTTCTTCTGCCGCAGGCGCTTCATTGCCAGTTGTCGGGCTTCCTCTCTTGTGGAAACCTTTTCGTTCACTTCCAGAACTTGACCGTCCTTGTCTGCGTTCCGCGGGGTGTAGGTGTATTCGATGGTCTTTCCCGTTGTTGGGTCGGTATAGGAAACGTGGCACTTGCTGTATGACGCGTCGTGCAAGCTGGTTGAAAAGGACCACGAACTAACGTCCGCCGTCCCGCGCTTGATGACACGCACCGCGTCTTTCTGCTCATAAGCCGCCGCGTCGAAAAGAACGATGATTTTTGCGGTAACTTTCAGGCTGATTCCCGCGGCCTTGCAAAGCCGTTGAAGAAAAGTGATGTCCGATTCCTGTATCTGCTCTTTCCGGGTATACAGAGGGTCGAAAGCGGATTCAAACATACAGGTAAGCCCGTTTTTGCCCGCGATTTCCTTTGCGATGCCGGAAAGTGTGTAGTTCTCCCATGCTTTCGTTTTCTTCTGCGTCCGCACGGTTGACTTGTAGGGAATGGACCCGGCCTTGATGGTCGCTTTTGCGGGCGGGCCGCTCCCGTCCACGGTGTCGATTTCAAAAACGCCGCAGTCAAGTACACGGTCTTTCCCGTTGGATTCCCAATTCTTTTGAACGATGACGGCGGAGATTTCCACGCCCTTTGACGCGCCGGGCGTGTTCAGCCAGTTTCCCAGCCACACGCCCTCGCGGTCATCAAGCGATAATTGCAGGTCGTCCGTTTTATCCTCTTCGTTGTCCGTGTAGGTCAGCGAAAGAAGATGCTTGTTTATGTCGGCTGAAATGTCCACCCCTGCAAAGGTCAGGCGGACAACGGTTCTTCGTGCATTCATTCGGCAGTCCCTCGCTTCCACGGCGGCAGGTCAGAGGAAAACCGCGTTTCCGGCTCTGGAACTGTCAGCGTGATTCCGGCGGGAAAAACGAAAGTGCGGCGGTACTGCTGGTTCAGCTTCATAAGCCGGTCTGTGTAGGCTTCGTCGCCCAATGTCTTATAGGCGATGCCGTCCCACATATCCCCGGCTATGGTGGTGTATTTAGTCATAGTTCCGCCGCCTTTCGTCGTCCTGTCTTTGCCGCTCCCGCTCGTCGATTTCGTCCAACAACTCTTCGTCGTGGCGGCGTAGCATTTCTTCAATGTCCTGTGCCTGCGCGTCGTTGCCGACGTGGAACACGGGTGCACTGTGAATGACGACGGACGTTCTGCCGCCGCCTGCGTTCAGGGTCGGTGCGGCAACGCTGGGCGCTCCCGCGTAGGCCAGTTGATACGGCGCGGCCCCTGCGGTGCGAATAGCGTTCACCGTGTCCGCAAGATTGCGGAAGATGCTTCCCGTCTGCGCCGCGGTGAATACGCTTCGGTTCTTTGCGTTGGTGATAAGTTCCGCGCCCTGCTCACCAGCTATGAACGTGTCCGGCGTGCTGTCTGTACCTGTTGCAAACTGCGGTATCAACGGAATGTTGATGCCCTTTCCGCCGATGCCGGGGACCCAATCAGGGATTTTCAGCTTGTTCAAGCCGGAAATCACGCCGTTTACAAGGCTGATAATGCCGTTCAGTACGCCGCTTGCAATGCTCTTTAGAGAATTCCAAACGCCGCTGAATATGCTTTTCACGCCCTCCCAAACACGGGTCCAATCTCCCGTGAAGATGCCTGCGAAAACGTCTACAAGGCCCTTTATCGCAGTCAGCGCACCAGATACAACGCCCTTGATGGTTTCAAGTGCAACGCCGATGATGCTTTGTATCGTCGGCATAAGGAATTGAATAACTGCCATGATTGCCGTTGCAATGGTGGAAACCACTTCCGCAAGTCCTTGCAGGATAGAAGCGATAGTCGGTGCCCACTCCGCGAACGCCTGCGCGATCTGCGGAAGCACGGTCCCGACGATGAAAGAAAAGATTTGCTCCACAATGGGGCGAACATAGGTGTTCACAAACTCGATGAACCCGGAAAGGATATTCCAGACGGTTTGTAAAATCGTAATGGCCCCGTCGATAACGCCCGTTGCTTCCTCTCCGAACAGGTTTATCAGGAATTGCCGTGCGCCGCCCAAATTGCCGTCCGTGAAAACGTTGCGTATCGTATCGCCGATGTTGGTTATTGCCGCAACCACCTTGTCAAAAATGACAAGTCCAGCGTCACCGAACACCCGGCCCACGACTTCGCGCACCTTGTCCAGATTGTCCCGTAGGATTTGGACCGCGGCAACGATCAGCGAAATAACGCCCACCACGGGAAGCACCTTGCCAAGAATGCCGCTGAACGGCCCCAAGATAGCGCCGCCCAGCTTTTGAAGCGGGGCAATCAGGGTTCCTATTTTCCCGAAACCCTTTCCGATAACGGAACCGATTTTACCCAGCGGACCCGCCGCAACAGCGGTCCCGGCCTTGCCTAATATGTTGGTGATTGTCCCGGCAACGCCCGTGAATGCCCGCGTCGCAACGCCGCCCATTCCCGAAAACAGCTTCGAGAATACGCCGCCCGCCGCGCCGCCGATTTTGGAGAACGCGCCGCCGATTTTTGTTCCGTTGAACATTTGCCCGAACGCACGGCCTACACCGCCCGCCGCGGACCCAATGCCGCCGAAATACCCGGTCACGCTCTTTGCAACGCCCTTGACCTTTCCTGCGAACCCGACGGCTTCCACGCCCGCAAGTGCTGTCTTTCCCTTGAAAAGCGCCATGACCTTTTGAATAGTCAGCACGCCGCCTTTTAGTTCAAGAAAGCCCAACTTTGCAGTCAGGGCCGCGGCCTTGAATGCCAACAGCCCCGCCGTCACCTTTACGATGGTCCGCACAAGTTCCGGGTTTGCGTTGATAAATTCCGTCAGTTTGGAGATCAGTTCGGCGGCTTTCTCCGCTCCCTGTGTGAATGTCGGTAACAGTGCGTCGCCCAGCGCGATTTGCAGGCCCTCGAATGCGGATTTCAGCAGGGTAACTTTACCCTCGAAATTGTCCAGCTTGATTTGCGCCATGCGCTCCGCCGCGCCTGCGGCGTTGTTGACCGAATCGGACAGTTTCTTGAAATCAGCGTCGCTTGCGTTTACGATAGCAAGCATACCCGCGAAAGACTCTTTGCCGAAAATGGCGGTAGCCGCCGCCACCTGTTCGGATTCGGAAAGCCCGCCCAAACTGGACCGCAGATTGTCGATGACCTCGCGGAACGTCTTCATGCTTCCGTCCGCATTCGTCAGGCTGATTCCGTACTTGTCCATGTAGGCTTGCATTTGCTTTGTGGGCTTTGCCATGTTCGCAAGGGCCGTCTTTAGGCTTGTGCCTGCGACTTCTGCCTTGATGGACGCATTCGCCATCAGGCCGATTCCAAGTGACATATCTTCCACAGAGTAGCCCAACGCGCCCGCCACGGGCGCTACTTTCTGGAACGTCGCGCCCATCATGGAAACGTTGGTGTTAGCATTGGAAGATGCCTGCGCGAGTACGTCCGCAAAGCGCCCGGACTGGTCCGCCGTCATGTTGAACGCTGTCAGTGCGTCCGTTACAATGTCGGAAACCTGCCCCAAGTCTTCGCCGGACGCGGCGGCAAGGTTCATAATGCCGGGCAAGCCGCCCAACATTTGGTCGGTCTTCCAACCTGCCATAGCCATATATTCAAGGGCTTTTCCGGCTTCAACGGCGGTGAACTGCGTTGTCGCGCCCATGTGCTTCGCTTCCTCTGAAAGCCGCTTCATGTCGTCCGCCGATGCGTTGGAAATGGCCTTGACGGTTGACATTTGGGCTTCAAATTCAGCAGCCTTTTTCACGGGTCCGGCATAGATAGCACCGCCCAGCGCGGCAAGGGTCCCAAGCGTTCCCGCAAGTTGGGTCTTCGTTTGGGAGATTGCCGCATTGTTCTGTTCAAGGGCGGCGCTTACCTTTGCCAATTCCTCTTGACTTTTCTTTACCTTGTCATAGGTCTTTGCAAGCCGTTCGTTCTCCGCGCTCAAATTCGCTGTGTTCACGCCCGCGTCGGACAGTTCAGAACCAAGCGTCTGCAACCGCTGTTCCTGCGCTTCGATTTTCGCAGTTGTCGCGGCGATCTGCTTTTCATTCTTCGCCATCTTCTGCCGCAGTTCTTCCGACGGGGCGGCGGTTTCGCTCATTTCCCGTTGGAGTTTGTCATGCTCTGCGGTCAGGCGTTCCAGCTTTTGACGGTTCGATTCAAGGGCGGCTTCCTGCTTTTTGTAAGCGTCGATTTTCCCGGTGATGGAATTTAGCTTTGTTAGGCTGTTCTGCATCTGCTTTGTGGTGTTCAACGCGCTTTGAAAAACCGTGTTGAAGTTGCCGCCCAAAGCCGCTTGCAGTTTGAAAAGCAGTTCGTATTCTTTTCGTCCAGCCAAATTCACCACCCCTTTTCGTCTATTTCTGTTTCGCGGCGGCGTTGATGTCCTCAATCCACGCCGTAATTTCCGTCATGTTCATATCAAGCCAGAACGGGACGGGCGTATACGTTGCCTGCGCCAGCTTGAAGCACTCCCGCCGCCACCACTTCGCCGGGCTTTTTAATAGCCCGTGTCGATTAAAAAACTCCTTGCCGCGTTGGTGATGCGGTTAAAGTCCTTGATAGGCATAGCGTCGAGAACGTCGCTACCGATGCCCGCGGCCTTTGCCGCCATTTTCGCCTGAAAGTTCCGGGACACTTCCGGCGCAAGGCAGTATTCGTTGTTCATCTGCATTTCGGTTTCGATGGAAACCATGTCGCGGCCCGTCATTTTCTCAAAATCGAACGTCAGGGTCGTATAGGTTTCGCCCGCGTACTCGAAAGGCTTCTTGAACGTGTGCGTATAAACGCCTGTGCCTGCCTGTACGGGTTCGTTTACGGCTTCCGCGGTCATATCATGGGTGACAGCTTCCGCCGCACCTGCGGCGTTCTGTGCGCTCTCTGCGGCGGTGTTCTTGATGTTCTCACTCATTGTCAATTCCTCCGATTTAGAAATTCATATTTTCAGATACAGAAAAGGGCATAATAAAACCCAGCGGGAGGCCCCGCCGGGTTTTACTTGCCAAGTGCCTTTCGCACGTCTTCGAGGTAATCAACGCCGTTGACGTAATAGATAAAGTTCAGAATGTCGATTTCCAGAACCTTTTTGCCGTCGATGTACGTTGCGTAGTAGGTCACTGGGTATTCGCCGGACGCTTCCGCGGAAGATGCCGGGGCCAGCTTGCCGGGGGCAAACTTTTTCGGGCTTACGACAAGGACGTGTTTCACGGCCTGCTGAACATAGCGGCCCGTGCTGTTGTCCCAAGACTGTTGGGCCGCACGCAAATCAAGCTGGTGCTTGCGCGGCTCTGCCAGCTTGATAGCGTCCGTAGTAACGGAACGGAAATTCAGGGTCAGGGACATAGCTTCAAGGTGTCCGACGAACGTTCCGTCGAACGCGCCTGCGATGCCCGCGCCCTTGACCTCTTCCGAAATCTGCGTGATTTCAGGAAGCGTGACTTCTGCCATGCCGTAATATTCGGTCGCGTCCTCATATACGGCAAAGTTGGTTACGCCGTTTTCGATTTTCATTGCTCTTTACCTCCTTACGCCGACAGCGCCGCGGTCACATAGTCCGCGTCGTATTCAAGGACGAATTCGCATTCCCTCATGGGGCTTGCGGGGGTCATGTAGATATGGAAAACAGCCTTGCCCGCCATAAGCGCGGTCGTGCTGTTCTCTTCGTCCAGAAACTCCACGCGTGCGCCCAGCAGCTTTTCTTCCGAAACAAGGCCGTTCAGCCAAATGTTTACGGAATCAACGATGCTGTCGATAAGGCGGCGCGTCATTTTCTTGTCGATCTTGCTCCAATAAGTAAGAATGACGGAACGGGCAACCCAACCGAACATACGGGAAACGGAAATGAAGTAGTTCTTCACGTCCGTATCGGCGGGGAAGCAGGCGGTTTCATCGCCCCACAGCACATAACTTCCAATGAAGTTCAGCGCTGTAACGATGCCGTTACTGTTCAGGTAGTTTGCCTGCGCGAGATCGAGAAGCACGGTCGTTCCGTCCGCAAGCATAGCGCGGTCGATCTGCAAGGACTTGTTCGACGGGCTTTCCGCCGGGCAACCGCCGTTGTCCGAATCGGTCTTTCCCATCAGGCCCGCGGCGTGGACGGACGCATGAAACGCACGGTCGCCCAGCCCGAACATAGGCCAGCAGAGAATTTCCGCCTTGCTGTTCATGTTCTGTGCTTTCTTCCATGCGGGAACGTCCGCGTAGTGGCGAACGGTGTTGGTGTCCGCGTCGATCAGGGCTTTTGCACCCGTGAACACGGTGTTGATTGCATCCGCCTTTGCGGTCATAACCGCCGCGACGTTGGATTTGTCGGACCAGCCGGGGGCAACGATAAGGTCGGGGACGATGCCGTATTTCGGGAAAACCTTGTCGATCAGTTCAAGGCCGGAATACTTCTTCGTGCTGGTGTCGAAACCGCCGATAATGTCGTTTTCGTTGATTTTGGAGGGGTCCACCGCGTCGAACGTGATTGTCAGTTCTCCCGTTTCAGCGGGAATACTGCCGCCGTCCAGAACTTCAAGAATCAGGTTTTCACCCTCATAGAAAAGTTCATAGTCGGTCCCGGCTGTGTAGCTTGTCACCTTGACCGTGTTTTTCAGGGCTTCGAGGGGAAGCAGAACTTTTCCGTCTGCGACGGGGTAGTTCTGTTCTGCGACGCTCTTCTTGTGCTTCGCAGGGTCAAGCACGTTCACGAACACCACAGGGGCCACGCCGTACAGCTTGAACTGCGAATAGATAGCTTCGCAAATGGGGTACTTCTCCCAATCGTCGCTATACCCCAAAGCGGCGACGGCTTCCGCGTAAGACTGACACATGATAGGGTCGTTCGGTGCGCCGTCCACGGTATGGCCGGGGGCCGCGCCGACGACGAACGCAATACCAGAATCAGCGGTTACAGGGGTAGAAATCGACGTGTCGTTCTGACGCGTCGAAACGCCGTGAAAATAGTTTGCCATCGTTTATACCTCCTTGTTTCCTCGCATTGTCGAAACAATGTCGTTGTAATACTTGTGCGCGATATTGCCGGGGGTCTTGACCTTTGCGGCAAACGCGGAAAGCCGCTCCACGGGAACGATCAGACGTTCCGCCTGCGGGTAGTCTTCCAGCACGTCCGCAAGGTAGGCTTTCACGTCCTCGAACGTACCGTTGAATACGGCGTGTTCTTTCAAGCGTCCGTGCGGGAGGGAGGGACCGGCATACACGAACAGGCCGTAGCCCTCCGGGGCGGCTTCCTGCGCGTCCTCTGCGGGCGGCTCTGTGTTGCTGTCCCCGGTGGTGCTTTCCTCGCCGTCCTGCGGCTCCTGTGTTGCTTCGTCGCCCTCCGCCGGGTCGTTACCCTCCGGGGGCGTTTCTGCGCCGTCCTGCGGCTCCTGTGCGCCCTCTGCGGCGCGTGCCTGTTCCAGCAGTTTTAGAATGTCGTTTTTCTTCATGCTGTCGTCGGCTTCGATGCCGTGTTCCGCGGCAATTTCCAGCAGTTCGTTTTTGCTCATGCTGGACTTGAATTCTACTGCCATATCTGTTGAACCTCACTTTCGATAATCGGCATGGTCCATGTCGTCATCATTTCGCCCAAATAGTAAGGGGCTGTGCTGTCCGGGTACACAATCATTTCAAGTGGAGATTTCAAGACGAACTGCCCGCCGACAACGCCATCTTTCAGCAGGGCGACACGAATTCGCGTCAGCAGGTTCAAGACGCACATTGCGCCCTCGCTTTCGTCCTCCGAATAGGTGGCGGCGACGATACGCACGGTGCATTCGCTTTCCGGCTCCTGTCCCTGTTCCTGCGTGTCGGTGCTTTTGATGTACTGCAACAGCAGGTAGGGGACCCGCTCCGTCTGCGCGGTTTTGTTCGGCAGGCGCATTTTGTAGACCTCCGCCGCGCGTTCCTTGTTCTCTCCGCTCTTGCGGTCCACCCGGACGGGCAAAAGAATGTCTTTTGTTTCTTGCTTCACAAACGCTTCCAGCGCGTCAAGCAGTTGTAAAGGTGTCATGCGTTCAACCTCCGTACCCGTTCAGAATGCGGGTGATTTCGTGTTCAACGCGCTTGTTGATGACCTCTTGTGCCTTTTCCTCCACGTCGGCAAGAACGATACTGTTTCCCGCCATCTGTGCCGTAGACGGTCCCATGAACTCGCTGATAGGCAGGCGCTTTGAACCGTCGCGCTCGAACATACCTGTATGCCCGCTTTGCATTCTCGCAATGAACGCGTCTTGAAACGGCGTGCGCCCGTTTCCGGCAAGCACCGCCGCCGACACGGTAGCCCGTTGGATAGGAATTGTCGGCGATACGTTGAAGCGGTATAGCGGTATCTTGTGGCCCGCAAACAGAACAGTTCCGACAATTCCGCCGTCGCTGGACTGTGTGCGGACCTTGATTGTCGTTTCCGCCCGGACGTTCTGCCGCGTGATTGCATAAACGGTCGTGATGCCCTTTAGGGTTTCAGAACGAACAGTGTTGTTCGCCCGGCGGATAGTGCTTGACAGCGCCTTTTCTATGCCGCCGGGAACACCCGATAAAATCAGGTTGACCCGCTCGATCTGTTCGGCTGTAATAGTAATCATTCGGTCAGCATCTCCAAATAAAGAACGATTTCCCCGGCTTCCGGGTGAACCTTTGTGATTTGGTAAATGTGGTCGCCGATTTCCATATTCAGGCCCTTTTGTGGAATTGTCTTCAACAGGGATAGCGGGACATATACAACAAGGTCAACAAGAACCAAGCCGTCTACATGGTCCGTAGACGGCTTTTTCCTGTCCTGTGCGCCGCCGTCATCAATGACGACAGGGCCTTTGTAGCGCACCCCGTCAATCCAGAATTCCATAACGTCGGCGTGTTCGCGGGCGTTATGGAATACCGCTGTAAGGTCCCGTTCAACCTGCGCTTTGAAGTTCATTACAGGACCTTTGCAACGTACCAGCTATTGACCTCATGGGGAACGGTCAGCGGCTTACTGTTGACTTGCAGGAAGCGGCGGTCCGGGCGGCGCTCAACCCACGTCTGCGGCACGCGGTCGCCCTCCACGGTAACAAACGTCTTTCCCTCTTCGGGAATCATGGTGATTGCGCCGTAGTAGATGGAATACTCCGCTTCGGTAGACAGCAGGGCAAGCGTGCCGTCAGGAACAAGCGGCTTCTGCGTCGGGGCGCTGGGGGCGGTCCAGTTGTCCAGATACCACTCGTTGTACTGGTAGAGGTCAAGGCCCAGCTTGTGAATAGTGCCGATGTAGGTAAGGCCGTTAGATCGGAAG